TGGGCGCGGCCAATGACGTTTCGCTCCAGTGGAACGCGACCGACTTCACCGTCCTCCCCGTTGCGGACGACACCGGGATTTTCCGGGTTGGCAACGGCACCCTGGACATGGATTTCCGCGTCACCCTTGGCGCGGCGGCCGACTACGTGGAGATGGACGTGGGGGCCAAGGCCCTCGAAATCGCCGGGGACGTTCGCCTGGACCTGTCCGGCGCGACCGTTGCGGCGGCCAACACAGACGGCGGCCTGGTCAAGGCCGGAACGTCCGGCTCGCCTGTCACCGAGGACACGGCCGGCATGAAGTTCATGTCGTTCTACTTCGACAACGGAGCGACGAGCGACGAGTCGGTCGGCCTCTACTGCCGTCAGTACGTGACCGGGGCCGCTGGCTCTGGGATCGCTGGTCGGTTCTTCCAGTCCGTCACCAACGTCGCGGGCCAGGACTGCCGCGGCGGGCACATTTCGCTGGAGTTCGGGGCGACCGGCAAGGTCACCGGACTCGGCGTCGCTCTCGAGACCACTCTGCACGTGCCCTCGGGCGCGGGCGCGTGGGCGGGCGGCACCTACGCCTCTCTCAAGGTCGCAATCCACTCCGACGCCGCAACGTCCGACCCTGCGGGAGCCACCGAGGTTTCCTTCATCCGGATCGACAATCAGGGCGACGCGACGGGCGCGGCGGACATCGATACCGACGCGTTCCTCATGTCGCTCCAGGGTTTTACCGCCGGAGCGTCGGACCTCTTCGCTACCGGTGGAGACGTGGCAGCGGCCGCATCGCTCAAAATCAAAATCGGTGCGACCCCTTACTACATCCTGCTGGGCACCTCGCCCTCCAGCTAGGTCTAACTTTCAAATTGTTCTGAGGAGGACAAATGAAACTTTCCGTGCCGGAGCGCCTGTCACTACTCAACATCCTGTCCACCGTCAAGGGTACGCTCATCACCCTCCGCGTGGTTCAGGACCTGGCCACCCTCATGGGTTTCTCGGACGACGAGGTCCGGGAGTATGAGCTACGCCAGGAGGGAAACAGCTACATCTGGAAAAGTGGCGCGGCGTCAAAGGATATCGAGATCGGTGAGACGGGTCGCAAGATCCTGGCAGCCGAGTTCGAGAAACTGGGGACCAGTGAGGAGATGACTTTGCAGCTCCTACCTCTGGCCGAGAAGTTCATTTCACCCCCTCAGGACATAGACCTTAAGGAGGTCTAAAATGGCAAAATATGGAAGCCCGTCCGTTGTAATCACGATTGACGACGCCGCAGGGGGGACCGAGCGAATCGTCACCCCCTACGTCCTCGAGATCGGTGCGGTCAAGATCACGGCCAACACCGAGCCCTCCACCGCTTTCGGGGACGCCTGGGAAGAGAACCTCCCCACGGCCATCCGCAAGGTGGAGGAGTTGACCCTGTCCGGGTTCCTGGATGACGCGGCGGCCCCCGGGCCCCACGCCACCATGAAAGACGTGGACATCGACCCCAACGCTGCGGCGGCGCGAGACCTGGTCATCGATTTCGGTGGCGGGGCCGGGACCAACACGATCCTCACCGTCGGCGTCCTGGTGACCTCTTACGAGGTCCAGGGCACGGTTAACGGTCTCACTCGGTTCACAGCAACACTTTTGCCCACGGGCGCGGCGGTGTGGTCGTAAACCTTTCTGGTGGGCCCCTCGGGGTCCACCACCTTTCCCTGTTCTGAGGAGGACAAACATGTCAAATGAAAATGCGTTCACCACGTCTGCCAAGCCCAAGTCCCGAGACGCGCACGGCCCGGCCCAGGTGATTGACTCCGTAGACGTTCCCATGAACGACGGCAACTTCTACGAGGTCAAGTTGGTGGCCGGGACCGGGGTCCAAAGGAACGTCAAGGTCAAGCCCACCCAGATCGTTACCGTGAGGGCCACGGGCGTCCGTGTCACCATCATGACGGAGAATTTCGACCCCGCGATCTACGCCGTTGACGCCCCCGCCCCCGTGGTGGTCCCTGTGGCCCCTGTGGCCCCCGTGGCGGCCCCAGTCGAGCCCGAGGCACCGACCGCCCCCGCCCTCTCCCAGGACTATCAGGACGTCAACGTGGACACGTTTATGGAGATCATCCTGGAGACATCGGACAAGGCGACCCTGGACGCCATGGAAGTTTTCGAGCGGGACAACAAGGGCCGAAAGACGGTCCTCCGCGCCATCGTTGACCGGCGCGAGGAGTTGGGGTAGATAGGAGCAACGCATGGCCCTGGTTCTAGATGGCACTGTAGGCGGAGTGAGCGCCAACACCTACGTCACCCTCGCGGCGGCGGAAACCTATTTCGAGGGCAAGCTTCACAAGGACGTGTGGAGCGCCGCCTCCGACGCGGACAAGAACATCGCCCTGGTGGAGGCCACCCGCACGCTGGACGCCTACTACGTTTGGGCGGAGTATCCGACGGACACCACCACGCCCCAGGCCCTGTCATGGCCTCGAGTGGGGGTCCTTGACTCGGACCGCTGGACCACCATTGATGACGATGATCTACCTGATGAGCTGGCATGGGCCACGTGTGAATTGGCCCTGGCCATTCTCACGGGGGACCGCACGGCGGACTCCGACGTGGAGACCCAGGGGCTCCTCAAGCTGGTGGCCGGCTCCGTGGAGTTGGAGTTCAAGGACGCCGTCTACGCGAAGCCCGTGCCGGACATCGTGGTCAACCTCATCCCCGAGTGGTGGGGATACTTGAACATTCAGTCCGGTGGGGGCCTGCGGTCCGTCCCTATTGAGCGGGCCTAAATGGGATTCGACACCATCGTTCGGTCCGGTGTGGCCCTGGCCAATTCCCTGACGGCATCACTTCAAGTGACCGTCACTCACGAGGCGTGGACGGGAAACAACGTCCACGGAAAGCACACCTACGCGGCCCCCATTTCTCGGTTGGCCATTGTGGAGCACAAGCAACTGCTCCGCCGGACCAGGGATGCCACCGTCACTATGGTGGAGCCCTCGGTCCTCATCCTCGAGCCCGTGGACGACAACGGGGCTACGGGCCGCAAGGAACCGATTGACCCCCGGGACCGGATCACCCTCCCAGACGGCCGGGTGCTCACCCAGCTCCTGGTGGAAATGGTCATGGACCCCGAGACCAACAGGCCGTATATGTACATGGTCACCGGGGAGGTCTAGAGTGCCCTCCTCCGTTGACTTCAAAATCCACGGGGCCAAGGTCCTGGCGGCCCGCCTCAAGGGCCTCGGGGTGGCCTGGCCCAAGGCCGTGGAAAAGGCCCTGTTCCAGGAAACCAAGGCCCTGGAGGCCGTGGCCATTGACCGGACCCCCCGGGAGTTTGGCCCCCTCCGGGCGAGCTACGAAACCGCGACCAAGCGGGAGCGCAACAAGATCACCGCCACGATTTTTGTGGGTGGCCCCTCGGCACCCTACGCCGCCGCCGTCCATGAGCGGGTGGAGGTGTTCCACGAGATCGGAGGGCCCCTGTTCCTCAAGTCTACCCTGGACGAGGTCCGGCACAACTTTGGGGCCACCATCGGGGACCGTATCCGCTCCAACCACGCACTGAGGTAGACCATGGCCACCAGCAACGAGCTAATCGCGCACCTCATCGCCGCCGGCATCGGCACCGCTGAGGCTACGGACTGGTTCATCAACCAGATGCCGGACACCCCGGACATTTGCTACGTGGTTTACAACACCGGGGGGCCGGCCCCGCTCCGGGACTTTGGGTCCTCCGTTTGGTCCCGGGAGTACCCTACGCTCCAGCTCCGTTTCCGTGGAGTGCCGGGAGACAGCGACGGGCCCCACGTCAAGGCACAGGCGGCCTATGAGGCCGTGAGCACGATCATGGTTGCCACCTTGAGTGGAACCTACTACTACAGCGCCAGCCCCGCACAGGTGCCCTTCATCCTCCGAAAGGATGAGCGGGACCGGGTGGAGTGGGTGTTCAACGTCAACACCGAAAAGGAGCTATCCGCATGAGCCCAGAAACCGAGAGACCCACCGAGGTGTGCTCACGTTGTGGGCGGGACCAGTGGGAGGACGTTGGCGGGTTCGGTAGCTTTTCCCCGGTGTGGACATGTGGATATTGCGGGCTCCCAGGCCCTAAGGACAAGGAGTAAATCATGGCCAAGTATGGCAGCCCCTCCGGCGTGTTCGTTTTCGACGGCTACAACCTCCTGGCACACAAACTGCAGGGCATCCGTGTCAAGCAGACGGCCCTCACCGAGCCCTACACGGGCGTGGGTGACACCTGGGAGGAGAACGTCCCGGTGGGAATCCAGCAGGCCGAGTTGGCGCAGGAGGGCGCGTTTTTCACTGACGACACTGGGTCCATTCACATGCGCCTGGCCGGCGCGGCGGGGAGCCCGGACAACAACCCCAACGGCACCCCTGGTGTGGGCATCGTGGGCTACAGCGGGTCCGCACAGGGCTCCGCCGTCTACGCCTTCACTGGGGCCCTTGGCGTGAGCTATGACGTGGTGTCGACCGTCAACCAGCTTCACCGGGCCAATGTGGAGTACAAGGTCACGGGACAGATGGACAACGACGCGGTTTTGATCGCGGCGGCCCGGACCACCGTGACCACGGACTCCAACTCCACCAGCGTGGACAACGCGGCGGCCACCAATTTTGGCGGCCGGGCCTACCTGAACATTGACAGCCTGACCCTCCACACCGCCACCAACCTTGTGGTCACCCTCCAGGATTCGGTCAACGACTCGGACTGGCTCACGCTGGCATCGTTCGCGGCGGCCACCGTTGTGGGCTCCGAGACCGTGGCCGTGGCGGCGGGCGTGGGTTCCGTGGCACAGTACCTCCGGGTCCTGTGGGCCTGGACCGGCGGCGCGGGTGCCAGCTCCACCGCCAAAATCACCGTGGCGTTCAGACGCGACACAGCGTAAACCCCCATCATGTCCTGAGGAGGACCAAACTATGTTTGCAAGCAAGACGACCCGCACTGTGGAGGTCAAGGACGGTGACGCCACCGTTGTTGTGACCATCCAGAAACTCTCTCGCCGTGCCCTCGAGGCCTCGTCCGACGCCCGCCAGCGCAAGGTAGCGCAGGTGGCCAAGGACATGGGCGCGGAGATTGTCCAGGCGTACCAGGCCCGCGCCGCAAAGGACGAAGCGGAAAAGGTTCTGGACCCCGTGGAATCCCGTTTCGCAACCTACGATGTGGAGACCGTCCTGGTCAACGGCATCACGTCATGGTCGGCCAGCGTTCCCGTGGCCGAGGGCATCGCGGACCTGGACGAGGAGGTCTCGGACCTCCTGTTCCGTGCCATCGTGACTCTCTCCGTTCCCACCCCTGCCGAGGCGGAGGAGGAGCTGGGGAAACTCTAGAGGAACTGCACCGCCACTTGGACGGCCTGGGGGGACACCACGACGTGGTGTCCCTCTACAATGCGGCCATCGTGGCGGAGCGGTTCCACATTTCCCCCACCGAGGCACTTCAGCGCCTTGATGATGACCCCCTCCAGGTGGACCTCCAGGCCGTCCTCCTCCTGAACTACGCGGCGGCAAAGCGGGACTTCGACAGTCCCAAAGGCTCCGCCAAAAACTCACCCTGGCGCGACAGTTCCCTCTGGGAGCGCGTTGTCCAGACCTCCCACAAACTCGCCCGCGAGGAGTAAATCCAATGGCCGTAAATGTAGGCGACCTTGAAGCAACCATCAGACTCCTGGACGAGTTGTCCCCCGGCCTGAAAAAGACCGAGGACAACGTCAAGGGATTCTCCGCCAAGTCCTCGGCCCTCATGGGCCTGTTCCAGGGGGCCGGCATGGCGGCGTTCCAGGCCGTGGAACGCGCGGCGTTTGCCATGGGCCGCGCGGTGGTGGGCACAGGGGTCAACATGGTCAAGTTGGCCATGGGCGCGGAGGAGTCGGAGAACCTGTTTCGGGAGTCGTTCGGTGGGATGGCGGACGCGGCCAGGGAGTGGTCCGTGGAGCTGTCCAAGGCCACGGGTCAAAACGAGTTTGAGCTACGGAAGAACGCCGCCACCCTGTTCGTGATGACCGAGTCCATGGGCCTGGCCAAGGAACAGGCCTTTGACCTGGCCACGAGCATGACCGCCCTGGCCGGCGACATGGCGTCGTTCTATGACCTCCCCACGGACGTGGCGTTCATGAAAATCCAGGCGGGCATCACAGGGGAAATGGAACCCCTCAAGCGACTCGGCATCCTGGTTGACCAGGCCACCGTCAAGGAGGCCGCCCTGGCTCACGGCATCATCCAGCGTGGTGAGGCCATGACGAAGCAGCAAAAGATCCTCGCCACCCAGGCCACGATCATGGACCAGACCGTCAAGGCCCAGGGCGACCTGGCGCGGACCCTGGACTCCCCGACCAACGCGGTCCGGGCCCTCACGGCCCAGTGGGAGGCTTTCCAAATCCACATCGGACAGGCCGTCATGCCGGCATTCCGGGCCGTCATCAAGCTGTCCGGGGAATTGCTCACGGCACTCATGGACAACAAGGAGGCCGTCACCCAGTGGGTTCAAATAGGGGCCATGACCTTTATTCACGCCCTGAAAATGATGATCGGGGGTGTGGAGTCGTTCCTGGGTGCCACTCAGTGGATGGGGAATCGCTTTGTTGACATCCAAGGCAACGCGGAAAAGGCCGCTGCGGCCCTGACTCTCGTCAAGGAGCTGGCGACCAATCCCGAGTTCGCCCTGTCCAATTTCCGCTCCGCCTTGAACGATATCAACGGCCGCATGGCCGATGCCAAGGGCCGGGGCAACGAGGCCATGGACGGATATCTGGCCGTGGCAGCCGGCGCACAGAAGTCCCTCCAGGCCGTCCTGGACTCCGCCTCCGCCAGCAACACCGCCAGTTCCGCCGCACGCGGCCTCAAGGTTGATTTGGACGCGGTCACCGAGGCCACCAAGGCCGAGGTCGCGGCCATGAAACTGGCTGCGGAGGCAAAGAAGTTTTGGGACGACCAGCTAAGCAACGAAAAGAATGAGATCCTCGAGGCATCTCTGGGGGCTATCTCCGGGCTCCAGGAGGAGCAGGTCAGGATCATGGGCCGCCTGGGTCCAACGGTCAAAGAAGTATCGAAGTCCTATGACGAGCTGGGGGTCGCCGTGGCCTATCTCGGCGGACTCCAGTCCCTCTCGGACTCTCAGCTTAAGACACTCATCACCGAGTACGAGCGCCTGGGTGCGGTGGGCGAACTGACCACCGAGCAATGGGAGGCCTACGGGCGTGCCATCACCGAGGCCGGCGGCCGTGGCCTGGATGAGGTTATGGCCGCCACGGCTGACTCCACATTTGATGTGGCCGGAGCCCTCGAGGTCGCGGCGGACCTGTCCCAGGTCCTCGGGGACAACGTCGGCGGCATGGTGGGAGACCTCGCGGCCGGGGCCATGGCGGGCCTGGCGCTCGCGGACAACCTCAAAAAGGCCATGGATGCCAAGGACGCGGACGGCAACCGCAAGGGGTTCGGCGGCCTCAGCACATCGGAAAAGGTCGGGGCCGCCGGCTCTATGGCCAGTACCGCCGCCGGCATCTGGCAGAAGAACAAGAAGAACCTTTCCGGGGCCAACGCCGCCATGTCCGGCGCGGCCAGCGGTGCGGCCGCCGGGTCCGCGTTCGGTCCGTGGGGCGCGGCTATCGGTGCGGTGGGCGGAGCCCTCGTTGGATTCTTCGCCGGCCGGAAGTTCCGCAAAATCGCCAAGGACGCGGGCAAGGTCCTCGGGGTGGAGCTGTCCGCCGAAACCGTGGAAGCTATTGAAGCCACCATGGAGGAGCTGGACCTGTCCGCCGCCGAGGCCGCCCTCCTCCACATCGTGGACGCGGCAGAGGACTCGGGAAAGTCAATCGAGGAGTTTGGGAAACAGCTTGGCATGCTCATGGAGGGCGTGGCGGACGGGTCCATCCCCGCCGCCGAGGGCATCGAGGAGCTGGGCAAGGCCTTCAACCTCATGGCCGAGGAGGCCGAGACCGCTGGCCGGTTCGCTTCCGAGGGGATGGAGGCCATGATCGCCCAATCCCGCGAACTGGGGGTAGAGATCCCCGAGGTGACAGCCTACGTGGAGGCGGCCCTTGCGTCCGCCGTGGAGGGGTTTGAGATGTTCGTCAACGCCCTGGCCCACGTTTCTGAC